CCAAGAAACATAAACATTTCTGATTGAGACGACCACAGACCTATAACTATCCAAATCCAAAATAGGATTCTCAATAAATAATGAGCGATGTCTATACTTTTAGTAGCTTCAACATCTCTGTTTTTCATATTTAAATCCAATCTAGGTTTATTAAGTACATAATAGACCTCATTGAAAGCAAAAACTATAAGTAATAAGTAGAATAGTGTAATCATATCTCAATAGTGTTAAATATTATCTCATCAAATTTAAGAAGGTTCTGAAAAGCAGGTTCTGATAATTTCAAAGTACCTTCTTTTTCAACTAAATCATAGATTCTATCAGGAACAAAAGCAATAACCTCATCACCAACAATTCTATCATATTCAGAAGGAACATTAGAACTATCTCTTCCTTTATATATTTCAGAAATATACTTGTTTCTTTCAATAGAATCGATGTGTAAAGAACATCCATCACTTAAAAACCCATCTTTCATATTAGACTCTTCCCAAAGTTGTAAAATAATCTTGTTCATTTTTTTAATTTTATAGATATTTTACTAAACATTTTAAACAAAGTTGACTAAAACTCATAAAATAAAAAAAAACTAAATATGCAAAATATCAAATTAGAGTACATTTGGCTAGATGGTTCAAACCCTCAACAAATTAGGTCCAAAACTAAGATTGTTAACTTAGAAGCTCTTGAAGGAGAAGCAAACATTTTTGAATCTTTTAAAAATGGAACAAGAAAAGCACCTGTTTGGAACTTTGACGGGTCTTCTACTTATCAAGCAGAAACATCAAAATCAGAATTACTGTTAGTACCAGTTAATTTCTTTCTTCATCCATTAGTTGCTAGAACAATCATTGTGTTAGCTGAAGTTTATAACACTGATATGACACCACATCACACCAACACAAGAAGAGGTATGATGAATGTTATAGAAAAACATGACGATGAGACAATGTATGGTTTCGAACAAGAGTACTTTATCTATGATAATGAAACTAATAAACCATTAGGATGGCCCTCTACACAAGGTTCTTTCCCTAAACCACAAGGTGATTACTATTGTGCTGTAGGTGCTAACAATGTTAGTGGAAGAGCATTCGTAGAAGAACACGTTGATCTTTGTTTAGGAGCTGGATTATTAGTATCTGGTATAAACGCAGAGGTTGCTTTAGGACAATGGGAATATCAAATTGGTCCTGTACCAGCAGAAGATGGTTCTGACCAACTTTGGGTATCTAGATATCTTCTTTACAGATTGAGTGAAAAGTATAACTACCGAATTGAATTAGATCCAAAACCTTTCAAAGGTAATGATTGGAATGGTTCAGGAATGCACGTTAACTTCTCTACTAAAACAATCAGAGAAGATAAAGAAAACAAAAAAGCAATTGCTGAACAAATGTGTAAAAAATTAGAAACTAAACACAAAGAACACATTGCTATCTATGGTGTTAATAACGAACACAGATTAACTGGGGCAAATGAAACATCATCTATGGATAAATTTGGATGGGGTATTGGAGACAGAACTAAGTCTATTAGAATTCCTTCTTCTATTAATGAAGCAGACGCGGTTGGTTATATTGAAGACAGAAGACCATCATCAAACGCAGATCCTTATCTAATTGTAGAAAAAATGATTACAACTATTTTAGGAGATTCAGTTCCTGAATTAAACTAAAATAAGATATAAAAAGAAAACCTCTCAAATTGAGAGGTTTTTTAGTTTAAATATGTTTTGAATTTTTTCCTTTCGTCTTTTCTGTCTTGAAGGTAATATAGTTATCGGTATAGTAGCAGTACCAAATGCTGGTGTTAGAACTATATCAAATGTTTTGATATTAAAGTGAGTGGAGTCCCATTCCATCATTTGATCCTTCAATTGAAATTAATTTGATTAAGTGTTCGTTATCTCCCTTTTTCTTATAAAGTTCATTATAACCTTTAGCGATTCCTCTTTTGAATACTTCTGTAAAGTAAGCGAATGCGTTTACTGATTTTTCTTCGTTAAAATTATACCAGTTTTGAAACATATCTAATAATCCTGATTGGTAACAATCTAGTTTATCATCATTAGACCAGTATCTCATTTTTTTGATTGTTTTCTTTGCTAATAACTCTAGCATTTTTTCTGCGTTTCTTGTTAGTTTTCCTTGAGCTTTTGAAACGATAACCTCAATGTATAAATCTTTGTTGTTTAGATACATCCATATAATTTATTTTTTGGAATTTAGGAGTTATTCACTCTTAAATGCTTTCATGTTATATACATGTAACATGAAAAAGTTTTATAATAAAAAAAAATCCTCAAATTTCTTTGAGGATTTTTAATATATTTAATACTAATTAAGATTTTACTCTTTCTTTGTATTGTAATTCTTTAGTAGCTTGTAACTCAACATCAAGAGATGACCTTCTTTTCTCTAAATTATTTAAAGCTGTTGTTAAAACTTCTGATTCACCAATCATCTGGATAGAACCTTTAACTTTTTCAATATTGAAGTTAACATCTTCTAATTTAAGAGTGATTTCTCTTTCTTTATCTTCAAGTTTTCTTTTAACGATTAATTCTTTATCTAATCTGTTTTCATAGAAATAAGTTAAGTCATAGTTTAATTCGTTTCTTACTTCATTAACCAACTCTAAAGCTGATTCATATTTGAAGAATGAATTACCATATCTCTCATCACATCTGTATAGGAATGTGTTGTTCTTATAATTAAAAGCAAATATTTCTAAATAAGGATTAATTAAGTTGTTAACTCTTTTAACAACATCTAATTCTACGAATTTATCTAAGTTTTTAGATACTTCAAGTAAAATAGGATAAAAGTTTTTGTTAACGATAGGAATGATAGGAGAAGAGAATAAAGACTCTAATGTAGTTTCATCATTCATCTCATCATCATTGATGAAAAGATTACTTTTCTTACCAACAGAAAGACCAATAGTTAAATATTCAGAAATTCTGAAATTAACTCTATCTTCAGAAACTTGTGCATACTTCATAGCTGTTTCTAACATTCTTAAAGATTTTAAAGATTCTTCATCTTTAACATTGTTTTCTAATAATGTTTTTTCAATTGTGTTCTCAGTTAATAAAAACCAAGAATCTTTAACTAAAGCAACATGACCATCTTCAACTTGTTCAACAATAGTGAATGTAGATTCACCTTTACCACCACTTAAAAGATTAGTTCTTTTTTCTGGAGATTTTGTTAAGTTATGAACAAACAATTTAACTTCTGGAACCCAGTCATAAATAGCTAATTCATTAAGAATTTTTGACATTCTATCTTGATCAGTTTCTAAATTTATAGTTTGAAGAACCACGTTCAAAGGTTGTCTGTATAACTCACCTTGGTTTTTAGAATTAAGAACATTGTATAAACTCTTTAGTTCATATAATAACTCATAGTTTTTCATGTCATCATTAAGGTCTTCCAATAAAGCTTTAACACTCTTATCATATGTGTATGGTTTAAGTCTTTCATTCAAAGAAAGAACTATCGATTTTTCAGACAGTTCATTACAAGCATTCATATGCCCTTCAACTATTCCTGAAACTTCCTCCTGGTCAAGAGTTAAGTTCTTTTTGAAGTTAAACAATTCAAGTTTAAGATTCTTCATATTTTAAAATATTTTTTTTTATATACTCTATATATTATAGATAAAAAGTCATTTTTTACCATTTTATAAAAAGGAGTATTTTATATGTTTTTATTTATCATGACATGTCATTTCCATTAGGATTTCTGTCACTTATGTTATTTCCATTAGGATTTGTGTTATTAGATCCAGATTTTTCTCTAGATTTTAGTATATTATTAAACCATCTTGACCTTCTAGGAGTAATAGCATAAAAGTCAGAATTAGCAAAAGTTCCATATTGATCACCTGGACTAGCAGCGCCCTGTGTATTATAAAAACTACCAGTTGTTCCAATAGCGGGAATATTAGGAACAGATGGTATACCAGGAACATTTGGAGGAATAGGAGAACCAGGAGTTCTGTTAGGAGGTATGACACCAGAAGGCCCATTAACAACACCAGAAGGAGGAGATCCAGGAATAGTAGAAGGGGATCCAGGTTGGTCAAATAAACTAGACACTCCACCAGCTAAAGCAAATCCATTAGCATCAACCATACCGGTTCCATATTGTTGTGGATAACCAACAGCGTTGACTCTATCACTTCTAAAAGCTGGATAATAAGTCTCAACTGTGAAAGAAACTTTTAATTTAATATTATTATCAGATGTTAGATTTTTTTCTCTAGCCATCTCAATTGAATTAGTATCTGGCATTAAAATAACAGCATCAATATTCATAAAATTATATTCAAAATACATAAACTTATAAATCCAAAGAGTATCCATAATAGCCTGACTACATTTGAATGTATCAATCTCAGAACTTAATAGTATTTCTAAATCATAATTAACTGTAACCGGAACGGCTCTAACTTTACCAAGAATTTTTCTAATCTCTACTTCATTCTCAACAACCATTCTTAACCAAACATTAGGGTTAGCAAACTCATCGGCCTTAATATTAAATCCAGTCATAGTCAAATGACCTCTTGGTATCATATCAGTATTTAATTCAACAAATCTATTTTCAGAAACAACATCATCAGCAAAAGAATCTAAAAGAAATCTTTCATCACCAGAAAGTGAATAGTAGAAAGGAACTTGAACAAATACATCACCTGATGTAAATCTATTCAACCATTTTATTTGTCCTTCTAATGTATCTAATACACAAACTGTCAAGTCTCTGAAAAATACATCTTCAAAATTAAATCTATCTCCTATCATAACGGTATATATTAAATATAAACTTTCTCTTCATGAAATTATATACCTATTACTTAACAAATTTATATCAACTATGAGTGTAAAATCATTATTACTTTGGGAAAAATGGCGTCCTAAAAACATAGACGAGGTAATCTTATTACCTCGTATAAGAAAGCAATTTGAGAACGGAATTTCTCAACATTGTATTTTATATGGTCATTATGGAACAGGTAAAACTAGTTTGGCTAGAATACTTATTGGTAAATACACAAAAGAAACTCCTTGTTTAGAATTGAATTGTTCAATGGACACGTCTATTGATATTCTAAGAGAAGAAATTCAAAACTTCTGTAAGTTTACACCAATAATGGAAACAGAATCAGATATAAAATATGTCTTTCTTGACGAATTTGAAAGAGTTTCAATACAGTTTCAAGACGCATTCAAAGCTTTCATTGAAAAGTACAATAAGAATGTTAGATTCATTATTACTACGAATCACTTAAATAAGATTTCAGATGGTATAAAGTCAAGAATTCCTCAAATAAACTTTGACTGTCAAGGAGTTGATGAAGAAAGATATCTTAAAACAGAATTATACAAAAGAATCAATAATGTAATTCTACCAGAAGAAGGTAAACAGATACCTAAAGAAGATTTAATTTCTATAATAACTAAAAAGTTTCCAGACTTTAGGTCTATAATGGTTGAGGTTCAAAACTATTTAGAAACAGGTGATTTAGGATCTAACTCATCTAATGTATCTAACAAAGTTAAATTAGAATTATATAACTCAATATATGATAAATCATTAGACTATGAAAAAATATATCATTTTTTAATGACCAATTTTGGAGCAGATAAAATCGATGTAATGATAAAACTATTAGGCAAATCATTTATCGATTGGTCAATATCTGAAAAGAAAAATATAGATAAACTTTTTGAATGTAATTATATAATTGCAGACTATTCTTCAAAATTAGAAACCAACACAGACCCTATTGTATTAGGATTAACAATAGTTGGTAAGTTCAGAGACATTTTATTGTAAATAAGAGCCATAATATATTAATATATATGTTATGGCTTTTGACTTTACAGACTTTTATATAGAATATCCAGGACATCCTAGATTTAGGGACTTACAAATCATAGAAGATGATGTTGTTAGAGTAATATTACAAAAATGGGAAATGATATTGTTCACAAACAAAGGTGAATTATTCTTTGATCCTAATTTTGGTGGAGATTTAGAAAAACTATTACACGAAACTAGATTATCAGCCGAGGTAATAGAAGCCGATTTAAATGGTCAAATAAATACTTATATAAGTGAATTAAATGAAGTTCCATATACACTTAAAGTAACATTTTACGAAGATCCTGAGAGATATCAAGAATATATGGAAGTTTATTTCTCTATAACCGAATATGAAATATACGCCGTAATTAATTAAATATTTTTATATATACAATATGAAATATTTAAAAACATTTGAATCTTATATAGACACCGATTTAATATCTAAGGTGGAATTTTATAAAGTTCCCAATGGTGATAAAACAATATTCAAACCATCATTTGGTGCTAAAAAAAGTGAAACCGATTTTTACCAATTAAGACTTGATGACAAACCTGTAGTAGAAATAGAAGTTAATCCAAATTCAAATTACGGTAAACCTGAAATAATGTCGGCTTTCTCTGATATAAGAGGTAAAGGACTAGGTGAATATCTTGCTAAGAAAGTCTTGGATATCTATCTTATTGATGAGGTCTTTGTAAGAGTAACTAAAGATAGCAAAAAGTTCTGGCAAAGATGTGGAGCAACTGTTGTAGATAAATCAGATCCTTACTTATTACATTTTATTAAATAGGACAACTGTTAGCAGTATAAATATACTTATAATCTCTTTTAATTTTAACTCCTAAACTTTCAGCGGTAGTAACAACATCTTCAAGACATTCAGAGTCAGCGCCACCAACAATAGTTACTTCTCTGCCTTTTAATGATTTAAGTAATTCATATAATTTAACAGGACAATGAAACCAAACGTGGTGATTATTAATAAAGGTAATAATAGTTCCTTCTTTAGTATTGAATATATCTCCTTTCTTTAGTGACTTATCTTCTTCCTTTTTACTAACCTCATCATATACTTCTTTATCTAAAATTTTTTTATAAAAGTCAGCATCTACTTTATAGTTATATCTCTTTTCAATAAGTTCTTTTTGATTAGTAAAGTGATAAAGATCTTTGTGAATAGGAATTACAGGGTTTTCATCATATAAATAATCTTTATCTACATTCTTACCGTTGACATGGTTGTCCCAAATTTGATAAACGCTTTGAAAGTTATTACAATACTTTTTCAATTCATTCAAATACATCTCTGAGAAGTATTTTCTAAATGACTTCTGAACATCAACAATAATCAATGTATCATCGTTATAACTTTCAAATGTTTTAAGGAATTTCATAGAGTATATATTAAATAAAAAAACCCATCAAAATTTGACGGGTTTTTAATTCTTTGAATATTTTATAGATTAAAGAGGTAATTCTTCTTCACCTTCTTCTTTCTCTTCTTCACCTTCTTCTTTCTCTTCTTCACCTTGTGCTGGAGCTTCTTGAGCTTGTGCTTGTGGTTGAGCTTCACCTTGTGCTTGTGGCTGAGCCTGTGCTTGTGGTTGAGGTTGAGCCTGAGGTTCTTCAAATTCTCCTTGTGCTGGAGCTTCTTGAGCTTGAGCAGGTGCTTCTTCAGTTTGAGCTGGTTGAGCTTGTGCTTGAGGAGCTTCTTGAGTTTGAGCTTGAGGCTGAGCCTCTACTTGAACTTGAGGTTGTGCCTGAGGTTGTGTTTGAGTTTGTGACTGACCACCACCCATTAAAGCACCACCTGGAATTTTCTCAACATCTAAGTTATCCATGTTAATAAACTTTACAATTTCTTCAGCAATATCAACATCACCAAAGAACGTGCGTAGGTTTTTACCTGTAGTGTCTTTTACTTTTTTCACATAAGCGTTGATTAAAGATTGAGGAATATCAATCATAGTCTTTACTTTGTAAATATCATTTACTTGAAGAACTGATTCTTTAATAATTTCTTCTCTGTTCTTTTTAATACGATATGATTCAAATGTTCTAATATGCTTCATTTTTTATTGAATATTTTTTATAGATTATATATTAAGTATTAAAACTCATTTTTTTCATTAATGAATTATTAACAAACCCAGTATTAATCCTATGATTGCGACACCTCCACCGAGACCACCAACTATCATTTTGGTTTTCATTTTTCTTAATTGCAAACTTTTCTCATCAATAACTTGTTGTCTATTAGTAACTTCGTCTTCTAAAATAAGAATCTTTTTAAGATATGATGCAACTTCACCTTGTAGAGCTTTAATCTGTAAATCTTTATTATTGATAGATTCTTTTAATTTAGCAATCTCCATTTTTTGAGAAGCGATAATTTGTTCTTTATCATTGATAACTTTAACACAAACAGAATCATATTGACCCATTTGAGTATTTTGTTTCTGTAAAAGAACCAATAAATCTGTACCATTGTCAAGATTTTGAGCTTGTTCAATAGTCATTACTAGTACTTTTTGACCCAATGAGTCTATTTCAAATCTTGGATAATCTATTTTAGGTTGTGAGTATTGTGAATAAGCACTTAAACTTAAAATCATACCTATAATTAATGTTATAAAATTTTTCATATTAGTGTTTAGCTTTATTTTTTAGTGATTCTAAAAGAGCATCGCCTGTTCTATTAGGTGGATTCTTTTTAAACTCATCTATTTTGTGTTGAGTTTCTTGAAGATCATGTTTTAATTTATCTAAATTAGCTTTGGATTTACTAGCTTCAATTTCAGCCTTTTTAGTTTGAGCTTCTTGTCTAGTTAATTCAGCTTGTAATTTAACATCTAACTGTCTAAGACTATCAGATTTGGCTCTCCAAGAATTTATTTCTAAATCCACAGCCTTTTTTTGATTCTCTAATTCCTTAAACTCTTGTTCCAATTGTTTAACTCTTTCTTTTGATGCTTTATCACCTGAAAAAAACCACTTGAACCCAAACAATAGTGTCAATCCAAGTAATATTAGGATAAGAATTGATTTAATATCTAATTTCATAAAATGTCTTATTTTTAAAATATATATTATTTTGTCAAACCGACCTTTTAATTTTGAGAAATTTTATATATATTTGTAGATATTTAAAATAAGAACCAATTCATGACATATAAAAGATTAATCTCATTTGACTTTGACGACACAATGTGTCACACACCAAAACCTGAAGAAGGTAAGATAGTTTGGAAAGAAAAAACAGGAACTGAATGGCCATATGGTGGCTGGTGGGGAAGAGCAGAAAGTATTAATCCTGAAGTTTTTGATATACCAGTAAATCCTTGGGTTTATAAAAAATACTTAGAAGCTGTCTCAGATCCAGATAACTATGTTATTTTAGCAACTGGTCGTCTTAAAAAAGTACCTAATATGTTAAATCATGTTGAGGCTATATTAAATAAACACAACATTTCTTTTGATGAAATTCATTTGAATTGGGGCGGTGATACATACAACTTCAAAACTAAATTATTTGAACAAAAAATTGAAGAACTTGGAGTTAGTGAGTTTGTTATGTATGATGATAGAAGTGAACATCTAGTTAGATTCGAAGAGTGGGCCGAAGAACATCACATTGACGTTACTGTTGTTGATGTTGTTAACAAAAAAGAAACAAATTACCCAAATAATATATAATAAATAGAAAATTAAAATTAGTTTATGGCTACAATTACTAAAAAGAAAACAAAATCGAAAGTTGATGAAATACTTTCAAAACCATATAGGTTAGTTCTACACAACGATGATTACAATAGCTTTGATTGGGTAATTACTTGTCTAATGAAGATCTGTAAACACGAAAACGAACAAGCAACACAATGTGCACATATTGTTCACTTCAGTGGTAAGTGTGATGTAAAGTATGGTGATTTAGAAACTATATCTACTATGAAAGATAAGTTGAAAAACGCTGGTCTAAGCGCGACAATGGAAACAACAAACTAAATAAAAACCTCTCAATGAGAGGTTTTTTTATTTATTAGTACCAAACCAATTTATACCATTTGTATTAGAGCCACTATTTTTATTTCTATTCATGATTTGTTTTCTTATTTTAAGAACTTGACCATAATCTGTTCCTTCAACATAGTCCATATTTTTTAGACATTCTTTAACATAGTTCATATGTTCTTTATCTACAAATTTACTAGACCACTCTTCAACCATTTCACTAAATTCATGTCTACTAAAAATAGTTGTTGAGTTTACTATCGTCATTACAGTATCATCATGTCCAACATCAGCAGCATATCTTGTGTTACCAGCATTTGTAGTGTGTTTAACAAATGTTGTGATTTCTCTAATATTATCTTCATTGTTTATAACAAATCCCTTACTTTGCATAAGTTCTTGATAATCTTTAACCATTAAGTTTTTATTCTCACCAACTTTTAGACCAACTTTTTCCTCAGTAGCATCTGCTCTATGCTTATATCTAACAAAAACAGATGAACCATAATTATTATTACCATCAAAAACGTGTGGTAACTCAGCAAATAAAGTATTACCATAGTTATTTAACTCGACAACTACTTTAACATTATCTGGATTTAGATATTCAAACACTATCATATAAAGAATCTCAGCTAACTGTTTAACAGAAACATAATTATTTCTAAATAATCCTATTTGTTCCAATCTAAAGAAATCTACAATAGACTTATAAGAAGCTTTTTGTGATTCAACTAAGTCTTTTGGTTTTTCAGAGATTCTAAATATATTTATAATAGAATAATCTTGTCCGAGTCCTTCTGAAATATCGACTGAGATAACAATTTTATATTCTTTTCTTTTAAGTGGTAGAAAAGACTCATCATCGTCTACCCATTTAAGATCTTTATAACTGAATTTTAATTTTTTATCAAATTCTGGAATCTCTTCGTGTATATAATTCTTTTTATTCCTCAACAACTCATCTATAATAGCCTCACTTAATAATGATTTACTTGAGTTAATAAATCTTAAACCATACTCTTGGTTAAACGCATCTTCACCACCAATATCCTTTATAGCTTCTTCTTTCCAAGTTGTCATCTCAGATATAGCTAAAATAGGAACATCATAACCATTCTTATCAACAAAAGTCATTTTTTTAACTTCTTCATCAGTACACTTATCATTATTATAAACATAGATAACATCTTTCATATTATCAGTGATATACTTCATCTCAACCTTTGTGAATTGAGACCATCTATCTTGAACTAATTGAAATATCTCTTCTTTAGTAACACCATACTCATACATCTTATGAGCATTTAATCTAATATAAGTCATGAATCGACCAGGAACTTGATACCAGTAAACTCTCATCGCTTTATAGTTATTCTTTAATGGATCACCATCAGGTCTTTCAGCATCTATCAACAATCTATGAAATAAATTCATACCATTTGGAGTTGATGTAATAATAATTTTTGAATTTTGAACGGCTGATACGGTTGGGAAAGCAGCGGTATAGTAAGGCTCAATAATATTTGAAGGAATGTGAGCAAACTCATCTAAGTAAAGTACGTCAATGGTAAAACCAATAGCTGGAGTCTTTGTTCTAGCTGATGTTTTAATTCTACAACCATTTTCAAATGTTAATGACTTCTGGTTCCAAGTTTTAATACCTGGTTTTAAGAAGAAAGGCAATAAAGAGTAGATTGATTTAATCTTATCAACAATCTCTACAGCAGTATCACCCTTGTTAGCAACAATCATTATATTTTTATCGTTACTAAATAAAATAGTATGTAGCATGAAGATAGAAGATGATATAGTCTTACCTACCTGACGAGAGGCCATTAGAATACTAAATCTATTATTAACAAAACTATCAAGCATTTCTTTTTGATAATCTCTTAATAGAATATTATTAATTGAACCATCTTCTGTCTTAACTTTACAATATTTTTCAGTAAAGTAATGAACATCTAAAGCACATTTAACATATTCAGACTGTTCATGAGCGGTCATTCTAAATGAAACACCGGCTCTTCTCAACCCTACCTCACTCTTTAACCAAGGATTCTGATATCTTTTAACAACTATACCATCATTGATTTTGTCAGTAGCCTCATCTACTAATATAGTAGTAAAAACCATCTGTTTTTCTTGTTGTGGTGCTAATGCCATATTTTTAGGAACAATATATTTTTAATATATATTGTAAAAAACCACCTTCTTATGTCTAAAGCAGAAAATGAAAGAATTAGGATACAGGACGAGTTTGATGAAATTCAATCAGAAAATGGTGAATTTGATATCAGTAAACACCTCGCAAGACCTGAAGATCTACCAGATTTAGGTGAGATTGAAATCTATGATTATGACTCAGATATGACCGTTGCTTCACAACAATCAATGGAAGTATTAGAATCACTTGTAGATTTATATCTAAGTGACGTACCAGAATTAAAAGAACACCCATATATAAGAAATAAGATGAGAGATGATGCTTTAGTTTACGCTGAAACAATCTTTTTATCAAAAATGACTAGAAAGAACTTCTTATCTCAACTAAGACAGGTAGATAATGGGGATAACTCAGCTAGAATGCACGAAGTTGTCAATCAAACAATTGGTCAAATTAGAGAAAACTCTAAATTTTCATCAACACAAAGAACTGAGCTTGAAAAATTCTATAAAGGATTAAGAAAAGATTTAGGTTTAAATGAAATTGAAAATCCAGAAGTTATGAAAGCTCAAAACTTAGCAGCCGAAGAGTCCGAAGAAGGAACTACTGGTTCTATAATGGATAATAGAAAGTTAAATGATTTGATTAAGAATGCAATGATTAATAAGGAAAAAGATAAATAATTATTTCCACTTAAAACTTTCAAAAGCTTTTATTAAATTACTGAATTGAATTAAAACTTTAGTTGTTGAAAATTTATTCACTTTATTACCAGT